CGGATGTAATAGAATTCGGTCGCAAACCAAATAGCAAAATGCCACCTGTTAGCGCGATTGAAAAGTGGATCCGTATGAAGCCACTAAAACTGCGCAATAGACAGGGTGAATTCATTAAGTCCACAGAGAGCGCAATTAAATCTGCAGCATACAACATAGCGCGAAGCATAGGCGAAAAAGGTATTGAAGGCATCAACTACTACGGAGAAGCAATAGATGATACGTGGGATGATTACAAGGATAAGCTAATGGATGCTTACATAAAAGATATTGAAAATAGATTACTCTTAAACAAAAGATAGATGGCATTAACAATCGTAGATGAACCCTTCAACTGGGTGGTGCGTGGTCAAAAGATTATGCTGATTGCATCGAGCACGGAAGTAGCGCAGCAAGGTTTTCGCTATGGCTTGAACATTACTGTTGATGCTAAGACGTACACGTTCTATTTGTCACCTGCTCCCGACAACAACATGTACTTTGATATTTCGCCACTCGTTGATGATTTACGCAACCAGCAGTATCACTTTGCTACCGATAATACAGTGGACGATTTGAGCAAGTATTCGCTTAGCGCAGCAATCACTGAATGGTGGTTGGTTGGTGGTGTGCTTACTGAAAATGAAGGCAGCGAAGTAACCATGAGTGGTCGCATTGTGATCAATGGTGCTTATCAAGTCTATGATGGCTACAAGCCAAACCCTGAAATCGGTGTTGATGATATCAAGTATGTTCTCGAAGTTAGCTTTAACTACGGAATGAGTGACCGAAAGTTTGGCACACATTCATGGTATTTAGCACCAACATGGGGAGCAGGTAACCCAACAGCGCAAAACATCGTGTGGATTCCTTCTTATGAAACTGACTATGGAACATTGAGCATACCGGGCAACGCAACATACATGTTCAATAACCTTGTGGACAATGTGCGTATCGTGTTGTATAAGGCAAATGGAAACACGCAAATTGAAACGCTATCATTGAATAGTTACGATATTGAAGCTTTGCCTGTTTATCCAGCTAACATGAATGACTGGACAGGTGCGTGGTCAATTAAACCAAATGAAAACGACAATGCCGGTTGGAGATTCTATGAAGTATTTGCCCGAACAGGCAGCACACAATCAAGTGTGAAGTACCGATTCTACAATGCAGCTTACTATGGGCAGAAGGATTGCCATAACGATGTGATTCGTTTAGGATGGGTGAATAGTCGCGGTGGTTGGGACTATTTCAACTTTATAAAGAAATCCGAAATGAATGATGAGATTGAACGCAAGAAGTACCGCAAGGTGTTGTTCAATAGTACAACCAGCGTGTTCAGCAAAGACGATCGCGGATTGTTTGAACGTAGGAACTTAGTGCAGCAAGTCTTGACAGTGACCAGCGACTTCATTCAGGAAGGTGAGTTTCTATTCCTTCGTTCGTTATTGGTGAGTAATCAGGTTGTTTGGATAACACAGCGCAACGGTGAGAACATCGCGCTGCCTGTGAACTTAGACGATACCACATACACCGAACGTAAAACACGTGACGGCAAGCTTTACAACCTATCTTTGAAAGTAAGAATGGCAAACGAATACTGGACATAACATGAACGGAGAAGTACAACTGATAGTAAATAATATAGGACCTGCGAACGTTGCAAGCATGAGCAATGATCCAACGCTTATGGGCATTGGTGCGTTATCGCGCTTTGTGGTTACCAGTTCGCCCGAAGTTGCAGCGTTACCATTAGCACAACCGATTACTATTTACAATGCAGCAGGTGACAGCGTAACCAAAACGCTCAATTCGATAGTGGTTGATTCACCTGTACCCGGTCAAACGCGATTAAACCTTTCAGGTACATGGGCAAATGATTATTCAGCGGCTGCAGGTGGTTATATTATTGTGCAAACAGGAACGCAATACTACATCGACTTATATGAGAACGAAAGCATATCGCAGAACTGGAAGTTTCAAGATTTATCCAACTTCACAGCGCAGGGCGCATTCAGTCGCGAATTTAGATTACCATTTAGCGAAACGAATAAGGAAGCATTAGGTGCATTATTTGACAACAATGTAGAGCAAGGTGCGGAGAATTATTTCTTCTACAAATTGCCTGCTGAAATTCGCGTAGATACCCTACCCATTGCCACAGGTTACTTGCGTGTGCGCAAAGTGTATAAGCAAATGGGCAAGCTTAACGAAGTCGAGGTGGCTTTCTATGCTGAAACACCTGACCTTGTTCGCACCATTGGCGAAAAAAAGCTAAGTGATATTGCTGCGCTTGCTGATTTGAATGAAGCGGTTACGTACGCAAACGTAACAACCGAAACAGCCGACCGCATTTGGGCTTTGTGTGATCGTGGGCAAAAGTGGAGCAATGACAACAGCGCAGGTTCAAGACCGATAAGAAATACAAATACACCAATTTTTCCGGCTGACTTGACACCTGCAGTTAGTTGGTGGTTTCTGCTGCGCAATATCGTCACGGAAGCAGGATTTGACCTTGTTGCTTCATCACTTGAAAACATCTTGAATGATTACTGGATGCCTTTTTCTAATACACCACAACTGATTAACGAAGGTGGAAGCAATCAATACTTCTTTGCAGCATATCCACCAACGGATGTGAACGTTCCTTATGGTGTTTGGGATTACCAACCCACCCTAATTAATATGACTGAAGTATTTGATAATGACAATGCATTTAATAGTACGCTTGGTTATTGGACAGCTTCGGCAGGTGGTCAATTTACATTCTATATAAATTTATTATTTACAACTGCTGGTACAGGCATTCAAACCTATACAACACGCATTACACCAAACTATGTAGTAATTCGTGGAGGCACTGTTCTTCTCAATGATTCATTAACTGTAACAACATATCAAATAGGAATAGGAGGTACAGGTTCAGGTACTTTAAATAGAACACTAACATTGAATTTGCTTCCGGGTGATATTGTCTATTTTGGATTTACCTACGTAAATCTTGAATTTGATGGTACACAAATCGGTTTTGATCCACTTGTTGATGTGGAAATTTCAGCAGGAAATGGAGCGCAAAACGCTTCAATCATTGGTATTAATAGTGCTACCATAAGCTCAAACCAAATCATTTCCTATCCCTTAAATGCGCCTGATATGCGCCAAATAGATTTTGTGAATGATGTGATTAAGATGCACAACTGCGCAATTATACCGAGTCGCATCGTGCCGAATCAAATTGCAATCATTCCACAAAACAACTATTTAGGGACAGGTGATGTAGTCGATTGGACAGGCAAGCTTGATATATCGAAAGACGTGATGATGGGCAGCACTGTTGATGTCCAAAAGGCAACGTTTCAGTTTACGTACACAGCAGGCGAAGATGCATACAGCAAGCTATACAAAGATGCAAACCGCGTATATGGTGACTTTAAATCGGAAGGTTATACAATTAATCCATCTACTGCACCAAGTGATTTTGTAATAGGTGATCAAAAGATTACGCTTGTAACACGAAGCGCACCTGCTGCATTAATACCCGGAACAAGCACCCCTATTCAATGCTTTTATAATGAACAGTTAGAATATGTTGCACCCGGTCCGCGTTGCTTATATAATGCAAATACGGAACCGATTAATTTATTTAATGAGGTAACAAGTAGTGCAACACCAACGACGGCTGTTCCCGTTTTAAATCATTACAGCAATACCTATCCAACTGTAGATGATTACGATTTGAACTGGGCACCTGAAGTGCCACCGCACGTTGTAACTGTATCAGGGAACCCATACAATAATTTATTCAACCTGTATTGGCGCAATTACATGAATGAGATTTACTCGCCTGAAGGTAGAATAATGGAAGCATTCTTTGCGCTTGACTTGAAGGATATACTTACATTTTCCTTTGCTGATAAGATTTGGATTCAGGACAGCTATTGGCGCATACTTGAAATCACCGATTACAAAGTAGGTTACAACGAAAGTACAAAGATTAAGCTTATTAAATTTCTTGACCAAATCAATGACTGTTCTTCTACACCTGTTGGTGTTAGTATTAATGGTGAAGTAAACTTTGAAGATGGAGAGGGTGACCCTGTAGAAGCAACAGAAGATTGCTGTTCACGATACGGCTATTTTTGGGATGAAGTGAACGGTGTGTGCTGGGCATTTAACAACGGTGGTCAGTTCCGCAATTCGATTGTTGCTACTAATAGTTCACCAAGTGTTACTACTGCTGTGCAACGTTTAAACATTATACCCTATTCTATTATTAATGGAACTAAATTAGCCATTGAAGGAGCAAATAGTAGTATGCTAATGGTTGGACAAGATTTGTCCTTAACTAAAAACGTTGGCCGCAGTAATTTATTAGGGACTAATGCTACAATCAATCTACCCGGCTTGCATATCGGTGGTGGTTATCGTTCAGGCAATCCAACCAGTACCGAAACTGGATGGGCGCAATCGGGTGTTACACACTTTCACGTTAAAGATAACTTTGCTACAGCAGGTGCTACGCAAGAATTACTTATTGAAGGCGTGACAGGTGAGCACTTAGACATTCCCGATAGCACTACCATGAGTTGCATGCTTAACTTAACTATTCAAGATGAAATGCAAAATGATATCGATGTGGCTTTGCTTTCATTTGGCTTAACCAAAGTAGCAGGTATTGCATACGCCACACCTGTAACCGTAATAAGCAATGACACCTTCGGCACAGGTTACACGTACACAATCACTATTGATACGACTACAAACACAGCACAGCATCGCATAGTTTTAACTATAAACGCTGCGCCTTCGTTTCCTATTACGTTAATATCTACAGCATCATTACACTACCAACAAAACAAACTCGCATAATGGACTCAATCAAAAACTCAATGCGCTACATCCAGTTAGGAATCGCAGTAAACAAACAGCATAACTATTCGCTTCGCAAATGGCAGCGTGTGCTGTGGTATGTTACGCTGTACACATGGCGCATATTGTTAGGGCTAAGTGTTATTTATTTAATATATAAACTCATCTACTAATGGCTGAACCTATTGTAAGGACATTTGAAATTGACACATCCAAAAGTGAGCAGAACCTAAAGTCATTAGGCAATGCTTTTGATAGTGCGGATAATTCGGGTAAATCGCTGAAAGCAGAGTTGCGTGAATTACAAGCGCAGTTAGCAAACACTGATCCACAGACGCAGAAGTATCGTGACTTATCAAAAGCAGCTGGTGAACTGAAAGATAAGATTCAAGATGCAGCGCAGGCGGTAGGTACGCAGGCAGGTGGTGCATTTGAAAAAGTTAGCGGTTCGTTAGGGCTTGTCACTTCGCGTATTGCATCGCTAGACTTTGAAGGCGCTGCCGAAGGTGCTAAGTTGCTTGCACAGAATATCACTGATATCAAGCCGGGTGATATTGCCAAAGGTATTCAGGGCATAGGTAGTGCATTCGCATCGGTTGGTAAGGCGTTACTGACAAATCCGATATTCTTAGTTGGTGCTGCCATTGCAGGCGCTATTGTATACGCTGAAGAATTGCTATCGCTTATTGATGGTGTGACTGATGCTGACCAAGAGCTTTTAGATGTACAAAAAGAACGTGCAGCGACAGCAAAAGAAAACTTCGATGCTATTTCAGCAACCGAACAAACGTTAAAACGTCAGGGCTTAACTGAAAAGCAAATAACTGATTTAAAACTACAGGCGTTAAACACTGCGATACTTGAACAGCAGGTCGTACTTCAAACAAATAAAGAGCAGGCTGCAGCACAGATAGCAGCAGCAGAACGCAATGCTAAATATCTGCAAACATTCTTAGACTTTGTAACGTTTCCACAGCGCAAGATTGCAGAATTCTTTGAAGGTTTTGTAAATGGTGCTATTGACATTCTCAATAAGCTAGGTTTAGGCATTGAAAAAATAAGTGTTGCTGGCATATTCGATGACGTAAATAACTTTATTGTAAAGAGCATATTTGATCCTGAAGAAGAACGCAAAAAACAGGAGCAAATAATTAAGGATAGTGAAAAGGCATTAGCTACACTAATCAACCAGCGCGATGGTATTCTAAACGCTGAAGATGCAAAAGAAAAGGCAAGACGCGAAAAGAATGCAGCCGATGCAAAAGCAGCAGCGGAAAAAGAAGCAGCAGATAAAAAAGCAATAAGTGATAAGGCCGCAGCGGATAGGTTAAAAGCTGAACAGGAAGTTAGTGATTTAGTCAATAAGCTTTACGAAGAAAATGTAAAAGAGTTTGAAAAGGCTGAACAGGCTAAAATAGATGCAGCGAAAAAAGCTGCTGCTGAAGAAGAAGCTTTAAGATTAAAAGCTATTGCAGATGAACAAGCGTTACAACAAGGAAAGTTAGATTTTGCAAAACAAACATTGGATGGAATTGCACAAATCACAGCTGCATTTGGTAAGAATAACGAAAAGACTGCAAAGCGTGCATTCCAAATTCAAAAAGCAATCAGTATTGCACAGGCCACCATTAGCACATACGATTCTGCAAACGCGATATTTGCAAGCACTGCAAAGAATCCTATTACAGCTATCTTTCCCGGAGCACCATTTGTTGCTGCTGGTGTTGCAGTTGCAGCAGGTTTGGCTAACGTAGCGACTATTGCAGCACAGCAGTTTCAAGGTGGTAGTTCATCAGGTGGAAGTGGGGGTGGTGCTAACCCACCTTCATTCGGTGGAGGTGGAGGTGGAGGTGGTGGAACGGATTCACAACCTGCAACCTTCAATCCATTTGCTGCGCAGTTTGTAGCAAATCGCCCTGATCAATACACGCCACGTGCATACGTATTAGCAGGTGATGTATCAAGCCAACAAGAGGTACGCGAGAATGTAGAAGACTTATCAAGAGTAGGATAAAATAAATATATTTAAATCATGGAAAAAAGAAAAGTAGTTAAGTGTGTAATTGACGAAGAAGGCCGTTTAGGAATTACGGCAATGGGCTTAGTAGACATGCCAGCAATCGAAGAAAACTGGATTGCACTTTCTAAAGTGCAGCTTAGTGCGATAAATGATGAACGCAGAATGCTATATGGACCTGCATTGATACCGGATAAAGAGATACTGCGCTATGATGACAAGGGCGAACCATACTATGTGTACTTTGAAAAGGCAACAGTGCAGGCTATCGCGCATCAGTTCTTCAAAAAGAACCTGCAACACACCACCAATCTGCAACATGAAATACCTGTAACAGGTGTGACAGTTGTAGAATCATGGCTAAAGGAAGGTAAGAATGATAAGAGCATTGAACTAGGCTTACCTGATCTACCAGATGGTACATGGTTCATCGGAACTAAAGTCGATGAAGACCACGTATGGAATGATGTCAAGGAAGGCAAGGTAAAAGGCTACAGCATAGAAGGCTTCTTTAATGAAGTAGGTGTAGCTATGAGTGGCGTGAAAAACTACGAAGCAGAATTGGTTTTGGAATTAGACCACATTC